GAGGTAACGCCTTATGAGTAGTGAATTTGAGCTGTCAAGCCTAAACATTGACCTGCGCTCTAGCCCTGTTGCTTTTAAGTTCCTGCAAGACAAGAGCTTTGTGACGGGGTTGATGGGGCCTGTGGGGTCGGGTAAGTCCTATGTGTGTGCGGCAAAGATTATGATCCGAGCCGTTCAGCAAGCGCCTAGCCCCATTGATGGCATCAGATATTCTCGGTTCGTAATTGTGCGTAACAGCTACCCAGAACTGAAAACCACTACCTTGAAGACGTGGGCAGACCTGTTCCCAGAGAACATATATGGCCCTATTCTACACACACCACCGATTACACACCACATAAAATTGCCGCCTAGAGGGGATGCCGCTGGCATTGACTGCGAAGTCATCTTCTTGGCACTTGACCAACCAAAAGACGTTCGTAAGCTGCTTTCATTGGAGCTTACAGGCGCATGGGTTAATGAAGCAAAAGAACTACCTAAAGCGGTTATTGATGGTCTCACTCACCGAGTGGGGCGTTACCCCACCAAAAGGGATGGTGGGGCCACATGGCATGGAATCTGGATGGACACCAACCCAATGGATGACGACCACTGGTGGCACAGACTCGCGGAAAAAGAGCCAATCAAAGGCAAGTACGCATGGAAGTTCTTTAAACAACCAGGCGGGGTAATCGAGGTTCCCAAGTCTGACCTACCAGAAATGCCAGAGGCTAATGACCACGTTTTCGCCTGCAACAAGTGGTGGAAGATCAACCCCAAAGCGGAAAACATCAAAAACCTACCAGGCGGCTACTACCTTCAGCAGCTTGCTGGCAAGAACCTAGACTGGATTCGGTGCTATGCCGAGGGCAAATACACGTTTGTGCAAGAAGGCCGCTCAGTGTGGCCCGAGTACGAAGACGGCAGTATGTCAGCCGACGTGGAATATGACCCTAATGTGGCAATTCAAGTGGGGTTGGACTTTGGTTTGACGCCAGCCGCCGTTATTGGACAGAAGCTACCCAACGGCAGGTGGGTGGTCTTGGATGAAATCGTAACCTTTGACATGGGTTTGGAGCGATTCGGGCAAATGCTGCTCACCGAACTGAATACCCGCTACCCCAAGGCACAGATTCTGCTATGGGGCGACCCTGCTGGTATGGCGCGAGACGCCATTTACGAGGTTACAGCCTTTGATTACCTGAGAACCCTGGGTCTTGCCGCCCAACCAACCCCGTCAAACGACTTCAAAGTACGTCGGGAAGCCGCTGCCGCGCCAATGCAACGCCTGATACAGGGTAAACCAGGACTTCTGGTCAGCACAAACTGCAAGCTACTGCGTAAATCACTGGCTGGTGGCTACCACTTTAAGCGGGTGGCTGTGGGGGCTGGGCATGAGCGGTTTAAAGATGCGCCAAATAAGAACGAACACTCCCACATTGGCGACGCCTTTGGCTATTTGATGCTGGGTGGCGGCGAACACAGGCGCATGACCCGTGGCAACAACAACAGTTCAGGCACCTTTGCCTTCCAATCAAGCGCCAATACCAGCTTCGATGTGTTTGCTTGATAGCAAAATGCTATCGCTATTTACTTGTCGATTGAAAAGCATAGAATAGCGGCTATGAGCTTGATAGAACTTGATTTGCAAACGCAACACCACTTTTCTGATGGGCTATATGCCAAGCAGATGGTGCTGCCAAAAGATCATTTTGCTATCACTCATGCTCACAAATACGATCACCTAAGTATTTTGGCATCAGGAAAGGTAGTAGTTGATGTAAATGGCCTGCGTACTGAGTATGTGGCTCCCGCTTGCATCAACATCTTGGCTGACCAGAACCACAGCATCATTGCCCTAGAGGACTCTGTGTGGTTTTGCGTTCATGCTACGGATGAAACGGATGCTGATTCGGTTGATGAAGTCTTAATCAGGAGTTAACTATGCCACTTTGGATCGCAGGCGCAATTTTGGTTGGTAGCGGATACCAAGCAAACCAAGCCAGAAAAGCCGCCAATCAAGCCGCTGAACAGCAAGCCGCCGCTTTAGCCCAACAAAAGGCTGATTCGGAAGCCATGAAAATGAATTTGCAAAAGCAATCTGATGCCGCCGCGTCTCAAGCCGCCTCAGTAAAAGAGCAGGCTTTGATGGCTCAAAAGCAATACGAAGCATCGCAAGCCCAGTATCTGGAAAACAAGACGGCGCTTGAAAAACAAGCCGCAGCCGTACAAGCCTCCGCTGATGCCGAGCGTCGCAAGGCCGCTGAACAGCAAGCCTCTGCGTTGAAAGCCCGAACCCGTGGCGGTCGCCGCGCTTTGTTGTCACAAGAGCGTCTTGACGCTGAATTAGGTCTGGCTCCCATGCTAGGCCAAGGTCAGATGGTGCAGTAATGGCAACGCAAGGCCCAACCATGTACCAGAAGCGCATGGCTTTACGCCGTCGCACTTCTAATCTTGACGCCCTTACCAAGCAATATCAGCAACAAATGGCTGGTGTCGGCAAGGAATATGAGACAGCTTATTCTGGGTACCAAGCTGAAGTAGGCAAAAAACAAAAAGCCTACGAAGAATCTATGACTGCTTACGGCACGCAAAAAAGCGCCTACGAAAAAGCAATCTCAGATTACACACAAAAATACCAAACGTACTCAGAAGCAAAGCAAGATTACATCAAAGACCCGTACAAGTACGAGCGACTGCAAGAGGTCAATTTGAGCCGTGGTCGAGTCCGATATGTTTATAACGGGCAGCAAATGACAGGCGCTCAAGTTGAAAAAATGCCAAATATCACAATGAGACCAATTGGTGGTCGGCTTACATACGGCGTCACAACCAAAAAAGAAGAGCCAAAATTTACAGATGTAGAGCCAACAGCGCCAACCGTGCCGACAGCTCCTGAGATTGAAAAATTTAATGCTGCGCCATTTGAAGAAAAGAAGGCGCAAGCTGAAACAACATACAAGCGTGAGTTAGGTGAGCGCAAGGCTGGTCGCCAGCGTGCAGTTTCTCGCAAAGCATCACGATCCATGTTGCAAGGGAGTTGATATGGACGCAAAAGACAAGATGAAGCGCAAGGTCTCAAAGGTCATGCGCGAATACAAGGCTGGCAAGCTGGAGTCAAGTAGCGGTCAAAAAGTGACTACCCAGAAGCAAGCCGTTGCGATTGCCATGTCTGAAGCCAAGCGGATGAAGAAATGACAAAGCTGACAGTCCAGCGTGAATCGTTAGGGACTAACACTCAGCACGCATCTGTATCGTATGTAAACGGTAGCGATGAGCAAGTGCTTGTCAGCGCCGACTATGCGTTGCCTACTAGCACCGTATTTGGCGCTCATTTGCTTGAAGGACTGTTGTTCTCAATTGGCTACACCCACAGCTTTGCATCCCCGTTAGCGGACGGCGCAAGCATTGATATTGTGATTGCGTTTGCACCAGGCATCCAGCCCCGAGTGGCAATTGAAGGCTTGTGCGTTGGCAATGCGATGGGCTACTTGTACGAAGGCGCAACCACTACTGGCGGTACGGCTTTGGCTGGTGTGAACTTAAACCGCAACAGCCTAAATCCAAACAGTGCTGCGGCAGTTTTAAACCCAACGGTAAGCGCAACGGGCACATTGCTTGGCTCTTATGTGCTGATTGGCGGTGTAAAGAAGAAGGCGTCTGGTGGCGATATATCCACAGCTAGCCTGATTTTGAAGCCATTGACCAATTACTTGCTGCGGCTAACCAATGTCAGCGGTGCAGCTCAAGCGGCTGAAATGACTATTACTTGGTATGAGTAATATCTGACGGAACCAAAATTTAGGAAATATGATGGCAACAAAAAAGGACACGAACCGTCTATCGGTTGCGGATATTATCAAGCGAGCTGAAGGCGCTCAGCGCAAGAAGGACTTGTTTGAGGACTTGTACCGTGATGCGTATGAGTTTGCCCTGCCACAACGCCAGTTGTATGGCTACTGGGAAGGCAACAGCACTGGCAACAAAAAGATGACTCGCGTCTTTGACTCGACTGCCATCAACTCTACACAGCGTTTTGCTAACCGTTTGCAGTCAGGCATCTTCCCACCCCAGCGCAAATGGTGCCATCTTGAGCCTGGTAACAGCATCCCAGCAGACCGTCGTCATGAAGTCCAAACTGTTTTGGATTCATACAACGACCAGATGTTTGACGTTCTCAAGCAGTCCAACTTTGACATTGCCATTGGTGAGTTCTTGCTGGACATGGCTGTTGGTACAGCTTGTATGCTGGTTCAGCCAGGTGACGATGTAACGCCCATCAACTTTATCCCCGTGCCTCAATTCTTGGTGGCATTTGAAGAGGGCGCAAACGGTCAGGTCGATAAGGTCTACCGCAAGATGCGGATGAAAGCAGAGTCTGTTACCCAGCAATGGCGTGACGCTGAGCTGCCTGAGTCTGTCAAGCGTCGTTATGAAGAAAAGCCAACCGATGAGGTTGATTTGTTAGAAGCCACCGTGTATCACGATGCCCGTGGCGACTGGTGCTATCACGTTATTGACGTGGTGTCCAAAGAGGAAATCGTTTACCGCCGCATGAGGTCTAGCCCTTGGATTATCAGCCGATACATGAAGATTGCTGGTGAGACATACGGTCGCGGCCCATTGCTGACAGCTTTGCCTGACATCAAGACGCTGAACAAAACCCCTGAGTTGTTGCTTAAAAATGCGTCACTTGCTGTGGCTGGTGTATATACAGCGGCTGATGATGGTGTATTGAATCCACAGACGGTCAAGATCGTGCCTGGTGCGATTATTCCCGTTGCCCGCCATGGTGGGGCACAGGGCGAGTCTTTGCGTCCCTTGCCCCGTGCTGGAGACTTCAACGTCAGTCAGATCGTTATCAATGACCTGCGCCAGAACGTAAAGCGTATTTTGTTGGATGAGAGCTTGCCCCCAGACAACATGAGCGCCCGTTCAGCCACAGAGGTTGTTGAGCGTATGAAGGAACTGGCTCAGAACTTAGGCTCAGCCTTTGGTCGCTTGATTAACGAGACCATGATTCCGTTGGTTTCGCAAATCCTGCAAGTCATGGATGAGCGAGGCATGATCCATTTGCCCTTGCAAATCAATGGCTTGGAAGTCCGTGTTGCCCCCGTTGCGCCCTTGGCAATGGCTCAGAACATGGAAGAGATCAACTCAATCATGCAATTTACGCAGATTACCCAAAGCCTTGGCCCATCAGGAGCCTTGGCAGTCAAGACCAATGAGTTGATTGACTACTTGGGTGAGAAGCTAGGCGTACCTGCTGCCTTGCGTACCAACGCTGGGGAACGTGCTTATATGCTGGAAGAACAGCAAAAGCAAGAACAGGCTCAACAGGCAATGATGGCTCAGAACCAGGTTGCTATGGCTCAAGCTCAAGGTATGCCTCAAGGGGCACCTGAAGCTCTACCTCAAGGATAACCAATGGCAGGATGGGATGATTTAGAGGCGGTTCAGCAGTCGCTGGTGCCGCCAGCTTCAAGCGATATGGACAGACTGTGCTTGCGTGTGTTTGGCACAGAAGAAGGACAGAAGTTGCTCACAATGCTGAGAAATCAGACTATTGAGCAGCCCTGTTGGGGGCCAGGGACAGAACCGTCTTATGGCTATTTTTTGGAGGGCAGATGCTCTCTTGTGAAAGAGATTGAAGCCCGCATCAACAAAGCAAGGAACGTATGAGCGATACCGATAACATCCAACCCAGCGAGGAGCAATCCAACACTGGCTTATTGGATTCGGCAACAGCAACCGAAGAAAATCAAGCCATTGAAGGACAGCCTCAAGAATCAGCCATCAGCCACATCGAGGATGACGGCCCATTAGAGAGACCAGACTTCTGGCCTGAGAACTTCTGGAAGAAAGATCAGAACGAACCAGACTTAGAAGGCATTGCCAAATCTTGGTATGACCTGCGCAAGATGATTAGCAAGGGCGAACACAAAGCCCCTGAGAAGTACGACACCACGTCATTTGGTGATAATTCAGACGACAACCCACTGGTTGGCACTATGGTTGAGTGGGCTAAAGATCAAGGCTTGTCACAAGCAGCCTTTGATGATTTAGTAACTCGGATGCAATCTCAGTCCAAAGAGCTGATGAGCAACGACTATATTGACCCCGCTGAAGAACGTGCTAAGCTAGGCCCTAAAGCTGAAGCCATTATCAATGGCATGGCTAACTGGGGGCGAGGCATGGTCAACAAGGGCGTGCTGAGTGCTGAAGACTTTGAAGAGTTCAAGGTAATGGGCGGCACAGCCAAGGGCTTGCAGGTCATGATGAAGATCAGGGAGTCTTATGAGGGGCGTATCCCCACAGAGTCAGTCCCCCAACAAGGGATGCCATCAGATGAGGAACTCCAGCAAATGGTTGGAGACCCCCGCTGGGAAACAGACCCTGCGTACAGAACTAAGGTAGAGAAGCTGTATAACCAAAGATACCAGTAATTTTCTCCAAGGTTGCCCCCTGCTTGACAGGGGGTTTTTTTCGGCTATACTTGATCCCGTTGTCGTGGAAAGCAACGTAGGCCACTTAGTTAAGTATCTTGCTCTTTTAAGACACGGGTGTATTGTCTTATTAGGGTTTCCACCAAGGTACTTAATCAAGTGGCTTTTTTGTTTCTGCGACGACCGTCAGGGCGCGTTAGCTATGGTTTGTATGGACTGAACCCAAGAAACACGGGGCTTGCTACACCCGCAAGATAACCCCACTAGCCTGTCAACGAGGGACT